AATTAATATAATTAATATAATAATGACTGATAATCGATCATTTGGTGATTTTAATAATGATAATATAGTAAATGTTATTGATTTAAATATTTTATTACAAGGATGGGGGGTAACTTATAATGTTGCAGATTTAAATGCTCTGTTACAATATTGGCAATTAACATTACCATTGCAAGAACCAAATGAGGAACCTGAATCTGAACCGGAACCTGAATTGGAACCGGAACCGGAACCTGAATCGGAACCGGAACCTGAATCGGAACCGGAACCTGAATCGGAACCGGAACCTGAATCGGAACTTGAGGCAAAATTGCACTTAAGAATGGATGATGATGGTATAATATCTTTAGTAGGTAATGATGATAATTTATTAGGAGATCATAGGTTATATGCAGTACAACTTGTGTTTAATACAAACTCTGCTGCAAAAACGACATATACTACTAATTGGTTAGAGATTGAAAATAATACTAATACTTGGGAATTAAATAATAATTCTATAAATTTAGATGAAACCGATTTTATAAGTAATACTATAAAATTAGATGTTAATACTGACAATTCAATTATACTTAGAAATAAAACAATACCAATTGTAGAAGTTTTGAAAACAAATGATGAGCGTCCGTATTTAGATTTAGATAGCAATGATACTCAAATTTTAGTAAAATCGAATAATAATTTTTATACTTATAGATTAAATCCAGATATATCAGATCACCTTTTATTTATAAAAAATGATATTGAAAATCAAGTATCATTACAGTTATTAAATAATAAAATTTATATAGAAGGTGCAAATACCGAACATTTATCTAATTTAGTTTTAGAAACAGTACAAATACATTGTAATTCGAATCCAAACTTAAGTAATAATTATAAATTTTATTGGAATTTACAAGATGATTCTAATAATAATAATGAAAATTCGAGTGCTTGGTTAAGATCTGTAGATAATTTATTATTAACAACAGATATTGACTCAATGGTTTCAAATACTGTTATTGCTTCAGAAACGAAACCTTTATCATTAAATATAAAGAATAAAACGATTGAAATAGGAGAATTTGATTCATCTGATATAAGTTTAAATACAAACAGTATTTATAGTCAAATAGTATTATTTAATCAGAATACTCAAAAACATATAACATATCGTACAAATTCTGTGTCTCCAGAATTAAAATTAAAAATCTTAAATTTATAAAAAATAAAACTTAAATTGAAATGATATAATTATATATTAATGGATGTTAGTAATAAAAATATTGAATTTTTAATTAATTCTTTAAAATGTATGTTAGATAAACAGGAATTTCCGCATATACATTTAAGTGGACCAATATCCCAAGATATTGAATATGTTTATAAAAATATAATTGAAGATATATATAATCATAATTCTATGGTTTTGGAAGTTCAAGTATTAGATAATAATAGTGAATCAATTTTAATTAATACGATTAATGCATTTTGTTCTCAAAAATCTGTAATGTTAAATTCAAAAACTCAAAAAAAAATAGTAATAATTCATCAACATAATGAAATATTAACAGATAGTTTAGTCCATTATTTAGAAGATCGTTTAGTCGAAAATCAAGTTATTTTTCTATTATTATCTTCGTCTTTTCATGTTGCACCCGAATATCTATTAAAAAAAATGGTAAGTTTTCGAATTCATCCAAAAAAAAAATTATTAAGAAACAATACTCTTGAAAATTTTGATGATTTTTATAAAATTATAGATGAAGATTTATCTGAAAGTAATTTGATGACAAAAATAGTGGATTGGTGTGATATTCATTCAAAAAAAATTCCATGTAAAATATATGAAAAATGGAAAGAAATGTTTGCGACTGCTTTTTAATATGAAAAGAACCCTTTGCAACTTTAATATTTTGAAGTTATGACTCGACAAGTATATTAAAATATGATTAATAAAAAAATGATATATAATAATGAATAATAATTCTTGTACTAAAATTCCATTTGGAATAATGCAAGTTTCATTTTATGTAACATTAGTTATAATAATTACGATAATTATAAATTACATAAATTTAAAAGAATATTGGAAATCAAATTGGGAAAAATCAAGATGTTCTCTTTTCGCATTACCTTTTTCTAGTTTAATAAATCCGGAAATATCTGTAACGGATAATTTTAAATACTGTTTACAAAAAGAAACAAAACCAATGGTAAAAGCTTATACCAAATATAAATTAGATCGAAAAGCAATATCCGCAATACAAGATGAGGAAAATATTAATAAATCATTATTAGAAACGCATACAAATGTAGAAAAATCTGAAAAAAAAGTAAAAGGTTTTTTTGATAAATTACAAGATATATATAACAGATTTCTAACTATTGGAGAATATGGTGTTCATAAAATAAGAAATTTTTTTTTAAAAATAGGAGCAATTGTTTGGACTATTTATTTTTTAGTAATAACTAGTGCAAATACAGTAATACTTCAAATTGCACATTTTGCAAGAACTCTATCATTATTGAACACATTTATGTTATATTATAGTGTTCAATTAACATTAATGATGCCACCTTTAGGTATTTTATTATCAGCAATTGTTATATCTGCAAATTTAACAGAAAAAGCTGCCAAAAAACGTGCGTATTGTTGTTTTTCAAAAGATACTTTAGTTATAAAAAATAATCGATTATTATGTCCTATAGAATTTATTAAACTTGGAGAAAAATTATTAGGAAATACAACAGTTACAGGAATAATTGACTATGATTGTCCAAATACTCAAATGATTCAGATATCTGATACAATAAAAGTAACTCCAGATCATTTATTATTAGATAATAAATCTGGAAAATGGATATTTTCAGATGAACTAAAACTTCCAGATAAAACAGAAAATAATGTTATGTGTTTTGTTACAGATAATAATATTATTCCCTGTAATAATTATATTTTTAGAGATTATGAAGAAACTTCAAATAATTTATTACAATCCTATTTTTCAAAAATAATTTTAGAAAAATTAGGAAATAAAGATTGCGAGATACTTTCACAATATGAATTAGGAGAAAAAAATAATTGTTTATGTAAAAATGTTCTTGTTAAAATGAAAAACAACTCTTTTGTAGAAATAAATAAAATAAAGAAGGGTGATGAATTATCTTCTGGAAAAGTATTAGGTATATATAAATGTATTACAAAAAATATTGAATGGTACAATATAAATAATAATATAATAAGTCCTAGAGTAATTTGTAAAATCAATAATAATAGTAATAGTAATAATAATCAATGGGTGAAAACATATCATATTGGTAAAAAAATATATACAAAAAAAATATTTGGGTATCATTTAATAACATCTTCTGGCTATTTTGAATTACAAAATAACATTATTGTTAGAGATTTTATTGAAATAAAAGATCTAGATATCGAAAATGAAATTAGTTCTAAAATAATGAATTTTTTAAATAATCCTTTTAACGATGTAGAAAATATTTTTATATAAAAATCCTTCTGCAGCTTTTATTATTTCGGACTTAGGACCCGGCAAAGTATATAATTACATAATATACAATGGTTGCATTAATTTTTTATTTTTTTTATTTTTTTTTATTTTTTTTTATTTTTATTTATTTTTATTTTTTTTTAAAAAACCGAACTAATCTTGTTTGTTCAAAGTTTTATTATTTACACGAACGATAATAATATTGTTATATCTGTTATAACAATAATGTTTATTGTATTAACAATGCTTTGATATTACAAGAAGACTTTTCAGATAGTCTTCTGGATATAATATTTCTGTTGTAGGATAATATTGGGCTACATTAGAATTTGGAAATTCAATGGATGCTATATTCATAGCATCACCCGGGTTATATCCTTTTTTTCTAGCTTTACGATAAGCATTGATATAATTTTTATTATAAGACGAATTATTATTTTGGCTATGTCTAATTTCATACCATATACCATAATTATGATCAAAACTATTTACTCCATCAAACATTCCTTCAATAATTACACTATTTGTAATTTTCCAAGTAATTAAGAGTTTATTATCAAAATAATTTGAAAATGCGAACATGTGATCCATAGTTGTAACTTGTGCAACATTCCAGTTATGAAGAGGTTGTTTAAAAGATCTTGCATGATCAAACATATATTCCATTGATATTACACTAGATACATTCCATGTACTGATAGATTGATTAAATGATTCAGCACTAGCAAACATACTATTCATATTTTTAACATTAGACACATTCCAATTATCAAGAGATTGATTAAAATATTTTGCTTCCCAAAACATGCATTCCATATCTGTTACTCGAGAAACATTCCAGTTATTAAGAGATTGTCTAAAAGATTTTGCACATTCAAACATATGATTCATATCTGTTACTCGAGAAACATTCCAATCTTTGATAGATTGATTAAAAGATGTTGCTTTATTAAAGAGACCACTCATATCTGTAACTTTAGATACATTCCATTTATCAATATTTTGATTAAGTGTTCTGCACAATTAAACATATTATGCATGCTTGTCACATTTGATACATTCCAATTATTGAGAGGTTGATTAAAATATAATGAACATTGAAACATATAATTCATGTTTCTAACGCTAGATACATTCCAATTATTGAGAGGTTGATTAAAAGATTCTGCTTTATGAAACATACCTTCCATATTTGTTACATTAGATACATCCCAATCATTAATATATTGATTGAACTGAACATAATCATGAAATAAGTTACTCATATCTGTTACCTGAGAAACGATCCAGTCATTTATATATCCATGTTGTTTTATAATTTTTGTTTTTTTCTGAATTGATACATTGTCAAGTGTTGTAATATCTTTAAATAAATACTCTTTTACTAGATTACGTATATTTTCATTTGTAATAACCGGAATATATGATATTATATTTGGTAAAACATCTAAACATAGAGGTTGATTTTTAATTCTTTCTGGTAATAATTGACTAAATTTGTATTTTTCATCAATGGATTGATCTCTTCTATTTGGAATAAAAGACATTTTTGAAAAATAAGGGTTTTTAAATATATTTAATCCTTAGAAAAGAAAATAAGTCATTTTTTTAGTATAAAAATAACAAAAAAACAAAAAAACTAGAAAAATTCATATTTATATACCTATAAAAATCAAAATAATGAATTATTCTAATATAATTTTTCTATAATATAATTTAGTTATATAAAAACATTCTATATTATCAAATAAAAGATGTATATTTTTAACATTTGATAAATTCCAATTATTTAGAAATTGTTTGAATGATATAGCACTTTTAAACATATTGTCCATATTTTTAACATTAGATACATTCCAATTAAAAAGAGGTTGATTAAATGTTTCCGCATTGGCAAACATACTCTTCATATTTATAACATTAGATACATTCCAATTATTTAATGAATTATTATAAGATAATGATTTTTCAAACATACTTTCCATATTTGTAATATTAGATACATTCCAATTTTCTAAGTTTTTATTAAATATGATTGCATTATGAAACATATAATTAGTATTTGTAACATTAGATAAATTCCATTTATCTAATGATTGATTAAATAAATATGCAAATTTAAATGTACCAGACATATTTGTAACATTTGATACATTCCAATTATTAAGAGGTTTATTAAATGTTGAGTTTGCAAAACAATTTTTTAAGGTTGTAACATTAGAAACATTCCATTTATTTAAAGATTGGTTAAAAGACTTTGTTTTTGAAAACAAATATGACATATCTTTTACATTAGACACATTCCATTTGTTTAGTGGTTTGTTAAAATTTGTTGCATAATTAAACAATGCTTTCATATCTTCAACACGTGATACATTCCAATTATTAATATTTTGATTAAATTCTTTTGCTGATAAAAAAAGTCCTTGCATACAAATAACTGAAGACACATTCCAATTTGATACAGGTTGATTGAAATTTTCTGCATCACAAAACATATATCTCATATCATAAATATTTGATGTATTCCAAGTATTTAATGGTTTATTAAAAGATTTTGCAGAATAAAACATATTAGAAGTATTTTGTAAAGCATATGTATCCCACTGATCAATAGATTGATCAAATTTATTAGCAAATTTAAACATATTATTCATATACATAACATTCGATACATTCCATTCATTTAAAGGTTGATTATAACAGCGTGCTTCATAAAATAAATTCATCATATCAATTACACCAGATACATTCCAATTATTTATATTTTTGTTAAAACTAGTAGCTTGCATAAACATACCTTCTATAGTCTGAACAGAAGACATATCCCAATCATTTAAATCTTGATTAAAAGATAATGAATAATGAAACATATATTCCATGTCAGTTACACTAGATACATTCCATTTATTTAAAGGATTGTTGAATATTTCTGCGCCTTCAAACATATTATCCATAATAATGACATTTGATACATTCCAATTATTAACTGATTGATTGAAATTTACACAATTAAGAAACATCCCTTCCATATTTTTAACTTTAGATACATTCCAATAATTAAGAGATTGATTAAAAGATACAGCATTTTGAAACATAAAAGCCATTGATATTACATTTGAAACATTCCAATTCGCAATTAAATTATTAAAATTAGATCCTACAAACATTCCATACATATTTGTCACATTTGATACATTCCAATAATTAAGCGGTTGATTAAATGAAGATGCGTTATCAAACATATTATGCATATATTTTACATTCGATACGTCCCATTTATTTAAAGGTTGATTAAATGAAGATGCATTATAGAAAATTGCAGATAATTCTGTAACATTTGATATATTCCAATTATTGAGAGATTGATTAAACATAGTACAACCTATAAACATTCCATACATATTTGTAACATTGGATACATTCCAATTGCTTAAAGAAGTATTAAATAGTCCTGCATCTACAAACATAGATTGCATATATTTCACATTTGATACATTCCAATTGTTTAATGATTGATTAAAATGTTTTGCTTTCCAAAACATACTATTCATATTTTTAACATTTCGTACATCCCATTCACTGATATTTTCATTGAAATATTCTGCATTTTCAAATAAATTACTCATATCTGTAACCTCCGAAACAACCCATTCATTAATATACCCATATTTTGATATGATCTGTTTTTGTAAATTACCACCTTGCAAATAAGCTTTTACAATAAAATGAATATTATTATCAGTTATTATTGGAATATATGATATAATATTAGGAATTATGTCTATTATTCTATATTTTGGTAAATTATTTATTAAATCAATTTCTGTAATTATTTTTCTTTTTTTAAAATATCTATTCATTTGATATATTAGATTGAAAACATTTTTGTGATATAACTACTATATTTACATATATGAATATATACTTATATATATTATTTTTAATTAATATTTAAGAAAATATTATAAAAAATCGGTTTAAGAAATAATATATTATTAATATTAATAATTATAATAATGGGTAAAAATAAAGGGAAAGGTGGGAAAAATTTCAAGAAATATAAAAATATAAGTGATGAGAATAATAAAAGACAATTAGAATTTAAAACAGAAGGTCAAGAATACGCAATTGTTACTAAAATTCTTGGTAATTGTAGGTGTGAATGCGCATGTACGGATGGTAGAACAAGAATATGTCATATACGAGGAAGTATGACAAAAAGGGTTTGGATATGTTTAGGTGATACTATTTTAGTATCTTTACGTGATTTTCAAGATGATAAAGGAGATATTATACATAAATATACTCATGAAGAAGCATTAAAATTAAAAAGTTATAATGAAATAAATCATGATCCTTCAGTATATAAAAACGAAAATAATTTAATTACAGATAAAACTGATAATGAAGAGGATGATTTTATTGATTTTGATGATATTTAAAATATTAAAATTTCAAATTTTAATATTTTTAATAATGCACTACTGTGCCTCATGTAATAAATGTTTAATGAATGAAAAAGTTTTTTTTTATTTTGATATATCATATTGTTCACATTGTTGTCCTTGGTATATTGAATATCCTCATCAAATTAATAATACATATTTATATGAAGATATATATTATACAATCGTAAATAAATTTACAGATTTATTTAAAAATAAATAAATAAATATAAATTAATAAAAATTAATAAAAA